ATCTGCGTAGAGCAAGTCTCCCACAGCGTAAGAGGTGAAACCAGTACCGCCGTAAACAGCACCAATAGCTGTAGCGTTCCAAGTACCAGCAGTAAGAGTACCGACTCCAGTAACGCCCGTGTAACTGCCAGACAACCTTGAAGTACCCAGAGTACCCGATGTAATATTGTTTGCATTGGTTGTGTCTGTTGTTGCTGAAGCCGCCAAGCCTGAAACTGCCGCTGAAGAAATGGCGATACCCGTATTTGTGACCGATGTAACTTGTCCTTGTGCGTTGGTTGTAAAAACAGGAACAGAAGCTGCCCCGCCGTATGTACCCGCAGTGCCTGTGTTGGCAATATTAAATGTGTAGGTCGGAGACTCACTCAGTCCTGTACCCGCCGTGTACGTAATTGGTGCAGAGAACTGCTGAAAAACAAGCGCCGTTGTGCCAATTGTGATGGGAGGAGCAGTCTGTTGCACCCAAGCTGTGTTTACGTTAGCAGTACCGCTTGTCACCAAGAAAAAGTCACCCTCGTCAATCTGGTTAACTCCAGTACCAACAGTATTAAAATCTGTAGCACGGGTAAGGATGTATGGAGTTCCAGCAGAGCCAACTTGAGTAACAGTATAGACACCGTTATTTGCGCCAGCAGCTTCATTTTTTACCAATATTCTCTCTGCAACAACAGTAAGTGTTGAGTCCACAGACAAAGCGCCATTAGCGTTTCCTGTAAGCGTTGCACCAACACCAGATGTGCCATTGTTGTATGTGTTTGCTGGCAAAGCCGCAGTGGTTGCCAAGGCTACCGCTTCATGGAAGTGAATACCAGATGCAATAGCGTCGGCGTACTGCTTGTTGACAATGTCTGTGTTGTTGGTTGGTGTTGTTGAAACTGTTCCAGATGTGATGTTTGCAGTTGAAATATTCGCAGTACTAACGCCCAGTGTGCCAATGTCTAAAAGAGTTACAGCAGAACCTGCTGTATCCAAATACACTGCTCTTTCCGCTGGATATGTACAAAATACATTTTTTGAGCCAGCAGCAAAATTAACCAAACTATTTGAATTACTAGACTCCAAAACAGTAGTGCGGCTTAAAGTTGTGCCTGAAGCCGTGTATGTGCCAATACCTACTTCAAAGTCGCCTGTTGTTGGGTCTGAAATCGCGTAGTAGGTCTGATTGGCGTTACCAATAACTGCAAAAGTCTGGAAGCCTAAAACAGCGCCGCCAAGCGTCAGTGTTCCAGTACCCGTTGTAGTGGTAGTTTCTTGAACTCGATCTTTAACTACAAGTGCCATTTGCTCAACCCTGCGTTTTAACTACTTGCCACGTATCTGTCTGACCGTCGTAGATCACTGTCCATCCGGCGTTTTGAGCATCGTTAATTGTCTGCCAATTAACCGTTTGCGCTGTCCCAACCGTGGCCCAAGTCGTTGTTTGAGAGGCGTTGATGTTGCCCCAATCTGCTGTTTGCGCATCGTTTATGATCTCCCAAAGAAGTCTTGCGATGATCTGATCTGAGGCTACCGCGCCTTCGGTAATGGTAGCAAAAAAGACTCCAACTGAAAAGTATAAATCCACACCAATGGCGGCTTCGTTAATGGCAGCATTGAACGTGGAGGGTTCTACCAAAACACTGTCGGAGCTGTTGGAGCCTTCCGTAATCAGCACGGCAAACGCCACTAATACAGAAACAAGGTCTGAGACAGTCCCAGATTCAGTTACTGCCCCATTGAAAACAGATGCAAACACAGAAGTGGAATCTGCCCCTGACCCAGTCTCTAAAACTAAAGAATAAAAATTAGCTTGGGAAAAAACATTTTCCGCCGCAGTTGCCGCCTCAGTTACAGAAGAGTCAAGCACCCGCCCAACCGCACTTTGTGCGGCAAATGGAGCGGCAGCAAATGGGGCATCAGCAAACACACGTTATGCAGCGTTGAGGCTGAATGCGTAGGTTACGTTCAGAGTGTCTCCAGCCGCTACAGTGCGGTCGCCCGGAGATTGAAAGTCAGACTCGGAGAACAACACGCCAGACGTACCGCTGGACACAGTACACAAAAATGCGCCTGCCACTGTGCCGCCAGCACCAGAAATAGTAAACGCAGAAGGAGAAGCAGAATTACTGATAATCGAGGGGTCTGCGGTTGTGGCTGTGCCAAATGTCACGGCCTTGCGTGAACCAGAATAGTTGGTGAATTCAGTCCATGCTTTGGAAGCCAAAGTGTCGGCTGCGGCAAAGGTTGTACCTGAGCCGGGGCCAGTAATTAAACCAAGGAAGAACGCGGCGGTATAGGCTGCGCCCTTAAAGTACTGGGTATTCATATTCTGCAAGCCCTCGTTCACAACCAAGTTGTGCTCGGAGGTTTTCCACTTCAGGTTACCGTCTTTGTCAAAACACTCGACATGGAAAACACCGCCTGCGCGAGTGCCTTCTGAAAAACCAGTACGAGCAACCAGCCCTGCGCTGACGGTATCGGTTGATGCTGCTTTTTCGTTAAACATGGTCGCTCCTTACGCGATGCGAATGATTGCTGATGTATTGGTGGCCGCAGGAAACTGCACCACAAATGTGTTGACGGAAGTCTTGTCTGCGCCAAAGTCCAACACACAAACTGCGGGGTTGGTTGTACCGTTATCTTTGTAAATTAGTGCGCCCCGCGCCGTAAATGCACCAGTCCAAGAAGAGTTGGCAAAGGACAAATAGGCCGTAGTGTTGGGTTCGTTACCAGTGGTTGGCACTTGATTGATTACCAAAGTGTTGCCGCCTGCCGTATACCCAGAAGCCACAACCTCGCCCGTAGACGTATAAGCTGTGGTAGCCGCATCAAGCGTGGCTGCATTGGTATAGAGCGCAATTTTAAAAACGTCCGTTGTGCCTGTGCCAAAATCGTACAGGCCGTCCAGCAGACCAGTGCGAAACACGTTGCAGGTGTAGTTGCCAGTAAAAGCCATTAACGCACCCCATTATTCTGAGGAAGCGGTGCTTCTCTGTACTGGCCGCTACGGTACGCATCACTACGCTCCAACCCATCGCCCAGACGTTTAGCCAGTGCAAGGGCTTCCATGTACTTCTGGTTGTAGCCGGTGATGATGTCCACCTCACCCTTCATGAAGGTATACGCTTCAACCAGTGACCCGTACAACAGCACGGAATCAAAGTTGTCGCCCAACCAAGTCTGGCCAGAAGCCGCAGTGGTGATGGACGTGGGGTAATAGTAATAGTGCAACTCAACGTTGTACGCAGCATCAGGAGTCGGGCCAAGAATAAAGCTCAACTCATTGGTGATGATGGGGCTTGCGTCGTTGGTGGTCGTTGGGCCAAACAATGCGTAGTACTTTGGCAGCGCCGTGTCGGTTGGCTGTGGGTACGCTTGGCGGATGAAGTTCACATCCTTGTTCAGCAGGTACTCGTAGTTCCCGCTGGCGTCAATGACTGCCAAGGAAAAAGAAGACAAAAAGTCTGCGGGGCACGACAAGTACTTATTGCCGCTACTTGTCACGCCTGTCACGTTTTTACGCAACGATGGAAACTGCACCGTGTTGAAAATGCGCTGCTCAGCCTGCGTGATGAAGGTGTTTAACTGTGTCGTTGAAGACACAGTTGCTCCACTGGCAAGGTACGTTTCCGGGAACGTGTTCTCGGTGTACGACTGAATAGCAGCAATCAACTCGGAATAGGTCATGCCATTGGGCCCCTAGCCATTTTGCCTTTTGTCTGCGCTTTACCGCCGCGCACAACAATGCCGGAGGTTTTCATGGGAGGGTAGTCACCGCTTCGCACATTGGCCACAGAAACATTTGCTTCGCGCAGATATTCCTTATTTGGCTGGTTGTATACGTCAACGGCTGGAAGTGTTTTGGGTTGATTGTACTCAGCCATCTTAGCCTCCGCGACCAGAAGAACGCTGGTTCATGATCTTGGCCATGTTACGGCCATATTTCAACATGTCGCTGTTGGTCTTGCCACCAGCACGTAATTTGGTAGGCGTTTTACCGGGGTGCATGTGTTTTTCATGCTTGCCCACAGCGGACTTAATCATTTTCTTGTCCTGTGCCAAATCTTTCTTGTCCATGATCGACTCCTTATGTCGTTGCAACTGTAACTATACCGATTTCCACCGCTGAAACCAAGTTATTTGGGGTCAGCCCATCATCATTTGCTCTTGAGCCACCAACCGGAGCCCACCCCCACTGAAATATCCGACTACCACCACCAACCACACCCTGAGCATCAACGCTTGGGTTATTGGTCAGAACAACTTGCAAACCTGTGCGGCCAGAAACTCTGTAGCTCAGGTCAGGACGTGGATCGCGCACACCTTGCGGGTCATCAACTGGATACATCCCCAACTGCAACTGCGGCTGGTCAGGTTCCCAACACTGAGGGCACACTTTCAAGTCGTATGTTTTGGTCTTGACGACGAGCTTCTTCAGCACCGTCAGCTTGAACCGAAAGCCACAGCGGTCGCACTCGGCAATCGAGTTTTTGCCAGAGGAAAACCTATTTCCCATCAGCCACCACCAATGAACATTTGGCGTGGGACTAAACGCAACGCGGCGCGCTCTTGATCCTCGTCAGCCGCTGTCATCCATGCTTCGTCATACTGCTGCTTTAAAACAACCAAGCGTTCCATGCCGCCGGGCACTTTCAAAGCAATGTAGTAGGCCAGTCCGGCCACCATACAAGGTACAAAACGGAAGGGAACATCCATCACATTGACACCGTTGCCCGCATCCTGCACCCGGCGCATGCGCCAGTACACGAACTGATACTGCTGGGAGCCGTCAGGCGTTGGCCACATGGTCACGCGGGGCACATTGTTGATGTAAATCTTGGCATTGACG